GCAAGACACCGCCGCATTGTCTGGATGGATTTCATTTACATGAAACATCGGAGTCGTCAAATAAAATTTCCATTGATGAAGATTCCATCTGCTGGCAGCTGGAATGTCCGTGCGGCGGCAAACATTTTGAAATTCATGGATATGAACTGGATCGAAAAGAAAAAGATTATATCAGTGATCCCATAACAGCAACATGTCCGGTATGCGGCAGGACGATTCCGGTATTCGACGACCGTAAAGATGGATATAATGGAATGCTTAACGCAGAAGAAGGCATATCTGCCACACCTCCGGAGTCCGAAAAAAAACAGACCTTATCCGGGCTTTTTCAACTGATGATCGTCTGTCAGTATGCGCTTGACGATGACGAGGCGGAAGCCGAAGATTTTACCGCCGACTATTTTACCAACATTATTGGTTATGGAATAAAAGACGGCGAATCCATAAAAGCCATATTCGACCGGGAGACCGCATAATGTGCCGGAAAGACACCCCTAACGCAGTTGATGTGCCGAATGAAAAAACGGTCATCTTATGGAAGCCGTTTTTGTTTCTGCTGATTGCCGGAACTGCTTTGACTGTCGGAGGCGGTTTGCTTCTGTGGTTTGGCTGGGGAGGTCTGTTTATCGCAACCCATAGTTCTTTGTCGGCTTTACTCGGACTCGGAACCGCAATTCCCGGATTGGTCTTCGCCGCCTCGGCGACGGCCTTCTCGTCCTTCTCGATTTCGGCAACGAGCGTCGCGCGCTCGTCCGCCAATTCGGCCATCCGCGCCATGACCTCTTCAAGACGCTTGGCGTTCCTGTCGCGGCGGGCGGCGCACTCCTGGCGGTGTCCGTTGCGGGCGAGGATGGCCTGCTGGCGTTCGATGAGTTCCTTGACGGAGACAGGCTCGGCGGGCGCGTCCTCATACCACTCCATGTCCTTGGCGGCTTTCTCCTTCTGGTCGGCTTGCCGCCCGATGACGGTGCGCGTGTCAAACTTCGCCTTTTCGTCCGCGTCCAACTTCGCGATCTCCGCGTCAACGCCGAGCGCGTGGAGAAGCATTTTCGCCTTGTCCTTGGATGGCGCGTTGTGGAACTTCGGGAGGTCGATGGCGAGTTCGGAGATGAAGCGGTCAAGGAGTTTCTGCCCGGACGAATTGCCCTGCTCGTCGCGGACGCGCAGGGAGCGTTCGCCGTCCTTGCGGTCAATGACGAGGCCGTTGTCCGTCTCGATGTGGATGAAGGTGTCGCCGACCGCGCCCTCGCGCCGAAGGTTCGTCGGGCGATACTTCCCGCCGCCGAGGCCGTAGGCAATCGCGTCAAGAACGCTCGTCTTGCCTTGTCCGTTTTTGCCTCCGATAATCGTGAGGCCATTTTCGGTGGGAACGAGGCGCAACGCCTTGATGCGCTTCACGTTCGCCATTTCCAACGTTGTGATTTTCATGTGTGTTTTTCCTGTTCGTTTTGTTTTTTCGGCAAAAGGAAGTAGCGGTAGACGCGGTAGCCGGTGGAGGTCGTGAACGCGAGGCGGCGACCGATGACATTCATGCGCACCATGCGCTTCAGCGTCCATTGTTTCAACTGGTTTGAGCAAAGACCTTCAAGGTTGATCTCTGTGGAGAGAAGTGTCCCCGACGAGTTGTTGCGCAGGATCTCCACGATGAGAGCCATGCGCGTGAAGAGGGAGTAGTCCTTCGGCGGAACGTTCCTGTCCGCCTCTATGTCGCGCATGATCCTGTTCGCGGCGAAGGAATCGCAGTTGCGGCAGACCTCCTCGCGACGGTGGAGGCAGCCCTTGCACCGCTCGGCGATGACGCGCACGAAAGCGACGACGCGCTTCTCGGTGAGTTCGGTCACGTGAACCGCCTCCTTCCCGTGCGCTCGGCGTTCGCGGCGCGTTGGGCGAGCCAATCAAGAAAGAGAGACTTCACGAAGCGCGTGGTCTGCTTGTTGATCCGAAGAAACGGAGGCTGGTTGCGCGGATTGTCGCGGCGCGTGAACACGAGGAAGTCACGCGGGGCGAAGCCGCTCTCCGCGAGTTCGGGAGACTGCGCGAGTTCGTCCGCCGTCAGAATGTCGCACGGCACGCAATCGAACGGCGCGGCGATGTTCCGACGCGACGTGTTCACAAGTGTGAGAACGGCGTCCGACGAGACGCAGGGGCCGTAGCCCGAGCGCACCAACGAATATGACTGGCGCGGCGAAAGGCGCAAGCGGCGGCAGAGCCAATCTCTCGACATCCAATGCATCACTTGGCGGGCTTCTTCAAGACCACCTTGTTGATGATCTGCGCGGCCTCGCGCCCGGTGGCGCGTCCGTTCGCATCCGCCCGCTCTTCAAGGGCGGCTTTCGCCTCCTCTGAAAGCGGGACCTGAACTATCTTCTCGTTGCTCATGTTCAATTCCTCCTCGAGGTAAGAGAGGCCAGCACTTCCCAAAGTTTGCGGGACGGATATTTGACGACCTCGTGCGCGAAGCACGTGAGAGCCGATTCGATCTTTCCGCAGAGGTTTTGACAGATTTCGGCTTTCGTGAGAAACTTCTCCTTGCAGTCGATCACGACGCCGTTCAGCGCGATTGTGATTTCGAGGTTGGCTATAGGCGTCGCCTCGAAGTCGTTGATTTGCAATCGCTCTTCTTCTGGAAGGTTATCGCGATGGATTTGCGCCGTAGCCTCTTTCGAGAGGGTTATGTTGTTTGTTTCGTAGCACATATTGTGGTTGTCTTTATTTGTTGTTGATTTTGTAGATGTGAAGGTTTCATAAACCCCGACGGCAAACGCGAGGTTTCAGAAACCCAACTTGGAAAGAAAAAGAGACACGACTTTTGCAATGGCCTCATCGCGTGTCATGCCTGTTACTTCCGCATATCGTTCAAGTTTGACTTCCGTTTCAAGATTGAACGGAATATCGATCTTCTCTTTCATTTTATGCCTCCCTGTGATGTCTCTTGGCTTCGTTCTTTTTGACCTCTTCGGCCATCCATTCATAATCCGCAGAAGTCAACTGAACACTTTGCAGTTCGTGGGACAAAGCAAGTTGAACAATGTCGCTCTTGGCGATTCCCTTTTCCTTGCTAGCACGCCGCAACCGCGCCGCGAGTTCCATCGGAATCAACGCCGATTCCATTTTCTTGTTTATGTCTGGCATTTGCATAAGAAGTCTCCTGATGAGCCGTGAAAACAATGTGTAGTATAGCAGGTTTCAGAAACCTCGTCAATGGGGAAAATAATATTTCTTATTATTTCTCCAACACGGCGCGTCCGGTATTTGGTATAATGCGAATCCGGAAGGACAAGAAAATGGAAACTCAATATTCCGCAACAGCACAGGAGCATTGTATTGGGCACTCGGACGCGGAACAAAATGAGAACAAGTGCGTAGACAATCACAGGATGACAGCAAAGACAATTTTTCGGATGCTTGGAGCAATAGTTGTTCCATTCTTTGCGGCATGGGGAATATTGTTCGTGGTGAAGTTTGTTGTTGTTATGGGCAAATTGACGACAAATGAATTTTCAGACTTCCCGATGACACCTTGGAAAGCATTGGCCATACTCGTAATAAGCGAGTTGCTTGCTGGATATGCGGTTGCGCATATATCTTATAAATTAGCACCAAAAGCAAAACTGTTCATGTCAATTTTTGTTGTGTTGTTGTATGCGTTGATTCTTGGCTATTTCACTTGCCACTATCTTGATATTGCCATTGGGGCAATTGGCGCAACTGTTTTTGTTGTGCGAACCAATGAAAGAAAGAGCGCGTGAAACGGAACAGACTTGCCGAACGGCTGAAGGAGTTGCGCAAGGCGAAGGGGCTGACGCAACGCGACATGGCGCGGCACTTCCGGCTCTCCGACGTCGGCTATGGCGGGTGGGAGCGCGGCGACACCGAGCCGTCGATTGACAACATCATGCGCCTGTGTGAATTCTTTGGTTGCACGGCGGACAGCCTCATCGGGCTTGCGCCGCCGAGAAAGACAATCGACGCAAGCGAGATCAAGGCGCGGAGCGAAAAGGCGAAGGGCGCGTTGGATGCGCTCTTCGCCTCGATTGCCCGCCTCGATTAGTCCACGCTACGCCTTGACTGTCGGCATATCCTCACCGAATATCTGCGGGTTGCGCTTCTTCAGCCCCTCCGCGTTCATATGCATAAACTCAATCATCGGGACATTTGCGGTATAGGCGCACTTGTTGAACACATGGTAGTCCGGCTCCCGAACAGTCAGGGTGCGCGTGGGCGTTCGTTTTGACGGGCCTTTGTTCTTCGATCCCTTCGGTCGTCCGCCGCGATTGTGCTTGCGGTTCTTCGCCGCCTCACTCAACGCCGCGCTCAACTCGGCGCGTGTCTGATATTTCTTTTGGTATGGCATTTCTTCTCCTTCTGTCGTGCGTGTATTATAGCATAATGTTTTCCATTGCCGAAACAGGTATTCTTGCAACAACGCACTTCCGCCTGTCAACGACAAGGATAGGATAGTCTTCAAGAGACGCGACAACGCCTTGCCGCGTCAGCGCGTTGTAAAACATCTCACCGATATGCGGATCGTCTATTGCGTCCGTTGGTTTGGAGACGGCCACACGGCGCGTAGAGCCGTCCTTGAAACGCAATGCGGCCTGCAAGACTGGGATTGCCTCAAATCGCTTGCGGCGTTCCTCGGCCTTGCGGCGCAAGCCGTCGATTTGCGTATCTATCTCTTTGATAAACGCTTCAAGTCCATTTCGCGCCTCTATGGATATTTGAAGGTCGGCGCAACACTCCCTTGCCTTGATTGCGAGGGAGTGCGCGTCCTCTGCGAGCGAAAGTTGTCCTTTCATCTACCGCGCCCTGACATTCTCGATGTGGTCTATCACCGGGCGTCCGTTCTCCGCCCTGCCATAGACGTGGATCTCGTCCGTGCGCACGGCCCCGCGCCACTTGTTGACGCGCTTCCACTTTCGGCACTCGCGGGCGAACGCCTCGCGGCTCGCACGCGGCACGGCGCGGATCGGACCCAGGGCGTCAGCCTGTCGAACGCGAATGAAAATCATCGTGTCCGTCTGCTCCTCCCATGCGACAAGCGAAATAACGCCCGTGCGGTCGTCTACAATCAGGCAACCGCGACGCCGGAGAAAGTCGGCGGCGCAATCGATTGCCCAGTCCTGTGTTTTGTTTGTCTTCATGTTTACTCCTCCGTTCCGTCTTCGTTGTGTTCTGTGCAAAACTCGTTGCAGTAGTCCATGTCGCGCCATTCTTCAAACGCCGTGCAGAAGATTAGCCCATCCTCCCTGTCGCACTCCGCGCAGTGAACGCAGATGGGGCGGAAGTCCTCTGAGGTGCGCGTCTGCGTGATTTCGCGCTTGAAGTTGACAGGGCTTTCGTCGTCGTCGGAGAAGTGAATGTCAATCTCTCCGGCGGCGCACATCTCGTCAAGGCACTTTGCGACATCCCCCGCCCTGTCAGCGGGGATAACAACTCGGACGGCCTTTTCCGTCGTCTCGCGGATCGTCGCCCATGCGACGACAGTCTTGATTTTCGGGATTTTCATTTTCGTGTTTTCCTTTCGTGTGTTTCGTGTTTTGCCTGTCAAAAGAGTTTTACTTCCTTCACGCCATAGCCGCGAAGAGACTCCAGGATCGACCAAAAACTCACGCCGTTCTCGTCCTGACAGTCTCCGCACTCCTTACGCAGGGCGGCGAAGTCCATGCGCTCCAACTCCAGCGTTTCGGTCTGGAGTGTTCCGTGTTTCGTCTCGCTCATTCCGCGCCCCCTTCCTCTTCGATTGCCGTCAAGTAGTCCTGAACATAGAGGGCGAGGCGGCTCGCAAGCGAGCGCACCTCCGCCGTCTTGTTGAACAGTATGGCGTTATTCAACGCCGCGCAGTTCTCGCGGATCATTTGTCCGCAGTAGTCTTTCGTGTTCATCGTGCCTCCTGTCTTTCGTGTTTACAATGATGTTTTATAGGCCAACTCGACCGCATAAGGCCAAACCTGTCCGGCGCACTTCAAGACGCGGTTGAAAGCGTGTTTTCGGCGCAAGACAAGGTCAACGCTACTATGGCCTACGCGCTTATGCTCTTCAACGATTGCCGCCAACTCGGCGGCGGCGGCTTTGAGTTCCGCATCGTCCATGCGCTCGGCGAAAAATGCGCCAATTTCAGCGCGGACTTCGCTATGTAGGTTTTTGTCCGTCATTCCTCGCCACCGAATAAGCATGGTCGCGTTCAAATCGTCATTTACGCTTTTCATTGTTAGCCCTCCTTGTGTTGTGTGTTTATACAATCACATGATTGTCGGGGTTCTCCGACTGAAGCCGCCGCAGGGCGGTGCGAGCCTCGCGCATCGTCCGGCACCCGCAATAACGCAACCGCCCTTGGCTCATCCACGCGCTTTCAACGGGCGACCAATACGCGCCCAGCACATCGTAGACGGCGAACGGGAAGCCGGTATCACGCGGCAATCTCCGCTCGATCCTCCACTTGATTTCGCTTTCCATCGTTCAGCCCTCCTCCGTTTCGCGCTTGAACTTCTCCAACTCCGCGACCGCCTCCGCGTGGGTCGCGAACGCCAGCCGCTGGTAGCCCCGCGCCTTGCCGTAGAGGTCAAGCCTCCAGACCACGGCGTTTGCCGCGGGATCGACCTCACACTCAAAATAAGCGTGTTCGCTCCCGCAGACGCGCGAAATCTCCGCGCAGATTTTACCTTCGCAATTCGTTGCCATTTCCTGTTCCTCCTGTTTCGTGTTCTCGTGTTTTAGATAAGATACTTTTCAAGAAGGTCGGCCAATTCTTCCGGCGGTTGTTCAAAGTCCTGTATCAAATCGCCGAAGCCCTCCGCCGTTTGATCCTCAAAGGCATTTGAGCACACCCAGTCCAACTCATTGGCGAATGTGCCGGAGTTCTCCGCTTCCGTGATTGCCTTGTAGATCCGCGCCGTGAGACGGCGGGACATGGGCGGGCGGGCGGCCCGCGCCATATACTCCCGAAGCGCCTCATGCGCCATCATACGTAGTCTAATGAACATTTCTTTACCTCCCGTTGTTGCGTTGTTGTTTATGCCTCCGTCCAATAAGTCCACGTGTGGATTTTGGACGCTCCAAACCGTTTCCAATAGGCGTTGATCCGCTTCTTGAAGTCCGTGCGAACGGCCATGTATGCGCGGCGAATAAGCCGGAAGTCCTCATCATTCAGGACGCGCACAAGCGTTCCGCAGTTCGCCCGCCCGCTGGCGTTGTCAATCCGGCAAGCAGTATCGCCCTCGGCATACGAACCGCACACAAGGCACGGCACGAAACTGCGCTTGTCATTCAAGAGATAGGGGGCGCGTCCCTCGGAAACGGCGCGGGCCAGCCTCCAAGGCTTGCGCCCGACTACATAAATCATGCGCTCGTCGAAGTCGCCGACATTCGCGCGCTTGAACCCCGCCTCCGTGCGCTTGTTCTCCAAGACGCTCTCGGCATAGGCCATCGTTCCCGGCGTGTTCTCCGGATCGTCCCCGCCCTGCCCTCGGTCGTCTTCGCCGCAACAGAAGCGCGTTTGAATGGACGGCTTCTCGATTACCACGATTTCGCCGCCGGACAGACGGACGAAATAATACTCCTTGCCGTAATACTTGCGCCAACGCTCCCACGCTTTCGGGTGTTCCGTCTGCGTGTTTCCTTCGCGCAAGGTCGTGTATTCGTCCGCCATTCGCGCCTGTTCCTCGCGCTCCGCCTTTGCGCCTTTCGGCTCGCTCGCCCGCGCTTTCGCCTTTTCGGCAGCGGCCTCGGCTTTCAGTTTCCAGTAATCCCACGGGATCGACGATTCGGAATAAAGCCCCTCTTGCCAGTCCTCGCCGGGGTCGGTTTCCACATCCTGAAACATCAATTCGGGGTCGCGCTCGTCCTTGTGCAGACGGCGGCACGCCGCCTCAAACTCCGCGCCGTCCTTGAAGTCGTCAAGGTTGAGCCACGCTCCGGCTAAGCTGCCGTTGTTATATTTTCGGTATGTTCCGCAGTAGAGTTTCATACTACTCGCCTCCTGTTGTTTTCATTTTGGCTTGCCATCATCGGCGCGCGGGTTGCCGTCCCGCACGGACGCGCCACGCGAGCGCGTTTCGGCTCTCTACGCGGCGTAGTATCGCGCTCGCGCCTCCCCGTAGGTCAACCCTTCCGGCTTGCCCTGTCGCGCCCTGACACGCGCACGGCGCACGGCCTCCACCCACTCGCTCGCGAGTTCAGCGACGACGCAAGCGACGACAGACGATCCACCCACGGCAAGGGCGGCAACCGCCGCCCCGATTGCCCCGCCGACAAGATACGCGCTCATGCTGCCTCCTCCTCTCCGCGCTTGCGATAAATCGGCTTGCGCGGCTCATACCCCTCGATGTCGTAGAGTTCAACCTCCACGCCCTCGCCGTAGCGTTCGCGCATATACTCGCGGATCTGCTCCTCTTCCTTGTCCCATTTCCAGGTGTAGCAATAACTCACGATTTCGCCGCTTTCGTCCTCGATGTTCCACCCGTCCCCCGTGTTGAAATACCGCGCCTCGATCTCCTCGCGCAAGTCTCCCTTTTCGGCGGTCGGCATGACGACCTCGGCGAAATCGCCCTGACAACATCCCCGAATGTCGCAAACCTCGTAAGGCTCGCCGCAAAGGATAGTCAAGAGTTCGGCGGCGTAGTCGCGCCAGTTCTTCCGGCGGCGATGGCTTCCGAATGGGATCAAGACAGTTTCGCCCGCGTTCTCGCGCAGAAGCGAGAGAATAGCCCTCGCGTTCGCGTCCACGGCCGCGCCGAATTGCCGCCGGAGAAGTTCCAGCACCTCGCGGTCGGCGGCCTCGTTCTCCGCCGTCTCGTTGAACGGCTCAAAGACATTATAGCCGGAGAAGTAGTAAATATCTTCTCCGCCTGTCGCCTCCTTGCGGTATTTGTTGTAGTTCTCCAACGCCGCCCAGACGGCGAAGAAATCATCCGTCCAATACTTCGGCTTCACCTCCGTCCAGTATTTCCACCCGTCGTCGGGTGCGCGAGAATACCCGCCGTCGTCGCTAATGATGGAAAACCGCCGCCCTTCGTCCCACATGAGAGAATCGAAGTCGCTCTCGGCGTTCTCCGGCTCAACCTTGTATGCTTTCAGTTTCATCTTCCTGTTCCTTTCTTTGATTTCATTGGCTTTTGGACAGCCTACTCAGACCCTCCGCTCATATTGTATCATAAAAACGATGATGATGTCAACAACTTTTTTTCATCCATTTTTCGGGGTGCTTTGCGTGATTCCGGCGTGGCAATAGATATTTCCGTTTCATCGTAAAAACTACCATTTGCCGACCGGGCGATTCACTCCTCATTTGCTTCAATCGTGCACCATTCCCTATTTGTGCAATTGTGCAAATTGTGCAACTTGCACGGCTTGCACAAGGCCGCTTGCCGCTGTGCAACTGTGCAATGCAAGAGACACCCTAAAGGGTGTGTCTCTCTTGCACTTGCACGATTGCACGGACGCGGCGACCCCCTACCCCCTGTCCGTGCAACTTCACCGCCAACAACTTGCACGACTTAACGCGGTTCAGGATACCGCCGTAGACCACTTACAACCTTTTGTGTCAGTGGATATATCTTGAAACGGCGGAATATAGCCTTTGTGCGGGTGCGCTCCAGGTGCGTGATGGCCGGGGTCCGCGAACATCCAACCTCGCGCACGCGCCAGCGCGGCGAGAACGCCCCGCCACGCCCTCCGCGCCACTTCTCCGCGCCCTTACCCGCCCAGACCGCCCGGAGCGCGTCTACCCCCATTCTCGCGCGTCTCACGCTTACCACCTCCGCGCCCATCGGCAGGGCGGATCGCGCCTGTATCTTGTGATTATCTTGTGATTATCCACGCTTCGCCATACCTACCGCCGCTTTTCCCTTGATTTTCGCGCCCCTATGCTATGGTTGTAAACCCTTTTCTCGCCAAATCCGGCAGGGTTAGCCAGGGCAGGGCTAGGGCGGATCACCTCTCGGCAACGGCCCCACCCACCCACGCCTATGGGGGATCGAGGCCCCCGGTCGCTCGCCCGCGCCGAGGAACGCACGGGGAGTCCCCCATGCACAAACTCGGCAGGGGGATAAAGCGAGGATAAAGCGGGTGTATTCTATGGGGCATGAAAGGCGCGAAGTGGACAGAGGCGGAAGAGGCGAAGTATCGTCGGCTGGAGAGCCGTGCGATGGCCGCGCTTGACGAGCGCGGGGAGACTGGGCTTGTGAAGTCGCGGGCTGCGGCGGAGAAGCGCATGAGGCGGCTTGGCTTGGAGCGTGACGAGGCGGGGGTGGAGTTGGCGAAGCGGTTTCTGCTGGCGTATTCGGATCTCGGCGTGAAGTATCGTGAGGCGGCGAATCGTGTTGGGGTGGAGTTGGTGGACTTGCACGCGACGTTCGCGCTGTGGCCGGAGGGGAAGGTCGTGCGGGACTATCTGCGCGACGTGAGGGTTGAGTTGACGCGAGTTGAGGACGCGGACGATTTGGCGGCGGCGCGGCAGACGGTGCGCGAGGCGATGAGGGACGCGAAGAGCGCGGGGGATGCCAAGGCGGCGATGTTCGTGATGTCGAAGCTTGACCGCGAGAGATTCGGCGATGACGTGAGGGGCGGTGCGGACGACGGGCGGAGTAGGGCGCAAGTTGTCTACAACCTTCCGGGGCTGACGGTGAACATGATCGCGGCTCCCGAGGGGATGGTTCGGAGGCTTGGCAAGTCGGAAGAGGGGCCGACGATAGACGTTTGAGTTATGGCGCAGAGTTTCACATACGTGCCGTCGCGGACGGGTCAGATGTTCTTTGACGTGCCTTTGGGGACATATCTCTACAAGGGGATTCGGGGTGTGCCGGGTTCGGGGAAGTCGGTGGTGTGCGACTGGGACATGAGGTTCAAGGCGGAGATGCAGCCGCCGTTCTGGGACGAGCGGACGCAGAAGAGCGTGAGGTGGAGTCGGTGGCTGATCGCGCGAAAGACTTTCCCCGCGCTGAAGGGGACGACCTTGAAGACTTGGCTTGACTGGTTTCCGAGCGTGTTGACGGACGTCCACGAGAGTTCGCCGATGAAGGGGGTTTTCGAGGCGCCGAGTTTCCATCAGGACGGCACGGTGGTGCGGATGGAGCTGGTGTTCTACGCGACGGACGCGGACAACTACATGGACGACATGGACTCCTTGGAGGTGTCGGGGGCGTATTTCAACGAGGCGGCGCAGATTCCATTCAAGAAGATCCACAAGGCTTCGGAGCGCGTGGGGCGATTTAAGCCGCCGGGGGCTTCGGCGCAGGGGTGGAAGGGCTTGTCGTTCGGGGTCATCATGGATACGAACACGCCTGTGGAGAGTTCGTGGTGGCATGACTTCGAGCAAGTGAAGAAGCCTGACAGGATGCGGTGGTTCATCCAGCCGCCCGCGCTGATACGGACGAAGAACCAGGCGGGCGAGGTGATCTACGTCCGGAACGACGAGGAGAACTCGAGGAAATACGGGACGAGCGGGCCGTGCGAGAACGTGGAGAACCACAACGACGGGTGGGACTACTACGAGAAGCAGCTGATTGGGGCGGACGAGGACTACATCAAGATGCGCCTCCTGAACCAGTACGGCAAGTCGAAGGACGGGCTGCCGATCTACCCGGAGTGGTCGGACGACATCCACGCGGCGAAGGGGGAGTTGGAGATCGTGCCGGGGTTGCCGAGGCTGATTGGGATGGACTTCGGGCGCAATCCGGCCTGCGTTATCGGACAGATGACGCGGATGGGGCAGTTGCAGATTTTGGACGAGATCACGGCGTTCAACACGAGCGTTCCGCAGTTCGTGAACGACTTGCTGATCCCGAAGCTGACGAACGAATACAACTGGCCCGTTGCGTCGGTGATGTGCTTCGGCGACCCTGCGGGCATGAACGGCGGCGAGATGTATGACATGGGGTGCATCGAGTACCTGAACAACCGGGGTATTCCGTGCGCTCCGCCGGAGAGCCTGAAGAACAACGACTTCAACGTGCGGCGCGACGCGGTGGGCGGGCTGTTGCGGTCGAACTACAAGGGAACGCCGTCGTTGCTTGTTTCGCGGCGGTGCAAGATGCTGATTTCTGGCTTTAACGGCGACTACTGCTACAAGCGCATGAGGACGGCGGACGGAAGCCCGAAGTATTCGGAGCAGGCGGACAAGAACGAGTATTCGCACGTCCACGACGCCTTGCAGTATCTTGTGGTCGGGGCCTGCGGCGGGAGCGTGGACTATTCGCGTCCGATGGGTCGGGCGGAGGACTTCAGCGGGCTTTGCGGGAGCGGGGCGACGCAGTCGATGTGCGTTTAGGGGCGGCGGAAAAAGTTTTTTTGGGGAGGATAAAGCGAGGATAAAGCGGTGCGATAATATGCGCGTATGGCAGAAGTGGCGACAGAGTTGAAAGACGGCGAGAAGACCGTCGGCGAGGCGAAGCCCGAAGCGGGTTCGCCCGCGTCGGCTGCTGCCGTTGTCCCCGCGTCCCGCGTTCCGACGACTGCGGCGATGACGCGGCTTGCGGCGCGCGTCCTCGACGAGTTCCGCGTGAACGCGGAGCACCGCCGCCTGTCGCACGTTGACGCGATGCTTGAATACGCGGCGATGTCGTCGAAGATGCGCTACTCGCCGAATCAGGTTGCGATTCTCCAGCAGAGCGGGATCGACCCGCGCAACTACCGTCCGCTGACGCCGATGAAGGTCCGTGCGGCCAAGGCGATGCTGAACGACATCATCCGGCAGAGTGGGGATAAGCCCTACGTGCTTTCGCCGACGCCGGACCCGGAAGTGCCGAAGTCGGTGCAGAAGGAAATCGTCGCGGGAATCGCCCAGGAGATCGTGCGGTTCTACGCGGAGCGCGGCGGCCCGATGACGGACGAGCGCGAGGTGATGGCCTTCAACGTCGCAATCGTGAACCGCGTCAACCAGATGTTCGACGAGCGCAAGCGTCGTCAGATCGAGTGGGCGAAGACGCGGTGCGAGCGGATGGACCGGAAGATCCACGACCAGCTCGTGGAAGGCCATTTCGTCGAGGAGTTCGCGAAGGTCGTGAACTACATTTGCACCTACGGCACGGGGCTGATGGTCGGCCCCTGTCCGAGGGTGGTGCCGGTGTGCAAGTGCCGCGAGCGCGAGACGCGGGCGGGGACGGTGACGAGCTACACCCAGGAATACGAGGTCAAGCCCGTCTACGAGGCGGTGAATCCGTGGGACTGCTATCCCGCGCCGAACGCGAAGGGCGTGGCGGACGGGACGTTGTGCATCAAGGTGCGCTTCACGCCGAACGTGCTTTGGCAGTATGCGGAGGCGATGGACGGCAAGCGCAACGGGCCAGACGGATGGCAGCCTGAGACGGTGCGGGCGTTCCTGTCGCAATACCCTCGCGGCGGCGTGAGGCTGGAGGCGGACGCCTACGACCTTGTGCGGCGCGACGTGGAGCGCAACTCGGTTTCGGGCGACCGCGACTGCACGATCGAGGGCGTGAGGTGCTTCGGGTCTTTCCGTGGGAGCGACCTCATTCCGTTCGGGCTGTCGAAGACGCCGGGCGGCGAGAAGATCGTCTACCACAGGTTCTACAAGGTCGAGGTCATCGTGATTGCGGGCTACGTGGTCTACTGCCGCGTGATCGACGACCGCATGCCGCTTCCGATTGCAAAGGCGACGCTCTACGAATCGCCGGACTCGTGGTGGGGCGACACGATTGCGGACTTGCTCTATTCGGCGCAGTCGATGCAGAACAACGCGCTGAAGAACCTCGTCCTGAATGGTGCGCTGTCGTCGAACGGGATGTTCTACTGCACGGACGTGCAGAGGGCGGTTTCCCTCGACGGCTCGCCCGCGCTCGCGCTCCGTGCGGGCAAGATGTTCGGCTTCAAGCAGAGCCTCGCGGGGAACGCGGGGGCTCCCGTCGGGACAATCCAGGTGCCGGACACGACGCAGAGCCAGATCCAGGTGATGAAGTTCGCGGCGGAACTGGCGGACGACGATTCGGGCATTCCGCAGTACACGATTGGGTCGAGTTCCAAGTTGAGCGGCGCGGGTAGAACCGCGAGCGGCCTTGCGATGATGAGCGAGGCGGCGTGCCGCGTCATCAACATGTGCATCTGCGACCTTGGGCGCAACCTCATCGTGCCTGTCGTGAGGAACACGCACGTCTACAACCTCCTGAACGACGACGACATGGAGATCAAGGGCGACGTCGAGGTGAACCCGTCGGGGCTGATGGGCAAAATCCTGAAGGAGGCCGAGAGCCAGCGTCGTCAACAGGTCACGGCGATGCTCGGTCAGCACCCGGTGCTGTCGCAGGCCATTACGGTCGAGGGCTTCTTCGAGCTCATCCGCCCGGAACTCGACAACCTCGGCGTGAACGCGGACAAGATCATCCCGTCGAAGGAGCGCATGGAGATGTATCAGCTCATCCTTGATGCGGCGCGTGCGCAGCAGGCCGCAAACCCGCAGGGCGCGGCACAGGGAGAGCAGGGCGGACAGGGCGAGCCGACCGCCGAGCAGGCGAACGTCGCCCGCGTCGAGGGTCAGCCCGAACAGGTCGCGGCGGAGCAGGGCGCGCCGACCGCCGGGACGGTCGAGGAGAGGAGGGGCGTGGCATGAGCGAAGAGGCGAAGAAGCGTGAGAAGACGCTTGCGGAGACGGACTGCGAAACGGTGAGGTCGGTCTGCCGCGACTTGGAGACGACGCGACGCCTTGCGTCGTGGATGGACGCGCTCGTCGAGGAAAACCTCGCCCTCATGGAGGATGCGGCGGGCGAGGGTTCGGAGGTGAATCGGTTGCGCGTCGCGCACCTCGCCTCGCAGATTTCGGTTTACAGGCGAATCAGGAACGCTTCGAGATGCGCTCTGGACTTGGCGGCGGGGAAACAGCCATTCCCGCCCCTCGCGCCGGAATCCGCGGAAGGGAGCGTTCTGTGAGGCTCGTCCGTAAGTCAACCGCCGGCGGAATCCCTCGGGTGAGGCTCTGCACGGCAACAGTAAACTCCGGGAGTGGCATCTCGGCTTATTGAGGCAAAGGAACAAACGATGAACGGCAAAGAGAAAGTGATCGCGGCCCTCGGAATGGGGGAAAGCCAGGAGGCGCAGAAGGACGACCTCCAGGCGATGCTGGAGAAGTCGCAGCACACGTCGGAAGTGTGGGCGGGCAGGGCTCGCAAGCTCGCGGAGGAAAAGGCCGCGCTTGAAGAGCAGCTTCGCCGCGCAAAGACCGACCGCGCCGTGACGGACGCGACGGACAGGCTCACGGACGACCAGCTCGGCGACACGCCGAGGGATTTCGTCAAGACGAGCGGCATGGTGGCCGCAAGTCTCGTCGAACAGGCCGAGGGGCGGCAGACGGAGGAACTGAAGAAGTTGCGCGAGGAGATCGCGGAGAGGGACAAGAACGTCTTTCTCGCGGCGATCGAGAGCGCGAACCGAAAGTTCTTCTCGGACGTCGCGCCCGGAGGCGACAAGGCCGAGATGTGGGCGAAGTTCGCAGCCAGCAACCGCGAGACGCTTGCGGCGATCATGCAGACGCACGACGCCGCGCGCTTCAACCTCCAGGTCGAGGCGTTCTACCGCGAGATCGGGGTTCCGAACCCTTCGGGAGTTCAGGGTGGTTCCGCCGCGCCTGATCCCCGCTCGACTGTCGGCGGTGAAAGCAGGGCTGAAACTGGCGCCCACGCGGACGGCAAGACGTTCACCCAGGACGAATACCTCGCGGCACTTGACAAGGCCGAGAGCGACTTCCGGGCGAACGGCGACGTCAAGGCGTATCGGGCGGCGACGGAGGCCCTGAGCAAGGCACTCAACGAGGGGCGCGTGAAGTAAGTCGCGACCTCTCCGCCGGTGCCGGAAGGAGAAAAAGCAATGGCAACAATGCCTTATTTCGGTGAACAGCCGGGCGTCGGGGCGAACTTCCCCTCCACCCAGCATGTCATCTTCGAGACGGAGTTCCGCCGTCGTCTGCGCGATCTGTCGGTCATCGACAAGATCACGTCCAAGACGTGGAAGGGACGCTTCCGCAACGCGGGTACGCAGATCAGGATTCCCTGCCTGCCGCTCGTCCAGACGAACAAGCGCAAGCCGGGCGACCCGGTGGCATATCAGGACCTGAAGGGTTCGGAGGAGGTGTTCACGATCAACCGCGAGCGGGACGTCGCGTTCCACGTGGAGGTCGAGGACAACATCTTCTCGCCGATGAACCTGGAGTCCGCCGTGAACAAGGAGGCTCGCGCCCAGCTCGCGGAAGACCGCGACATGGAGTTCTTCAAGGACATCTACGCGAAGTGCCACGAGAAGAACCAGGGCAACACGGCGGGCGTCCGCTACGGGGCCTACGACGTCGGTTCGTCGCTCCAGCCCGTCTATCTCTACAAGACGGACGGCGAGGCGACGACGGCGGGCGGCGCGGCGGCTCACAAGTTCTCCGCAACCGAGTTCGTGACGAACCTCGTTGCGATGATCGAGGAGTGGCCGGGCGGCTCGCAGGGCGAGCTCACGGTTCTCATGCCGACGTGCGTGCAGAACCGTCTGCTCAACTCGGAGCTGAAGTACGCCGACCGCATGGGCGACCAGATGAGCGTCCTCCGCAAGGGGGTGAAGTATCTCGGCGACATCGCCGGGGCGCACGTCATCGGGTGCAACCAGCTGCCGTATTGGGCGGCTTCCGGCTCGCTCCCCAACCGCTTCATGTGCATGGTCATCAACAGCCAGGCCGTGGAGTACGTCGATGAGGTCATCATCGACGAGAACATCAAGGACAAGGACAAGTACGGCAACTTCTACCGGACGCTCGCGATCTACGACTGGTTCGCGCGCTATCCGGAGCTGTTCGGGTACGGCGTCTGCGCCCTCGGCTGAAAACGGTAGGCGGGGCGCGGCGTGAAGCCGCCCCCGCCGCAGAAAGGAGAAGAACGACATGGCAGCACTCACGACTGACCTCACCCTCAAAGGTGACGGAATCAAGTTCAACGTCCGCTCGATGAAGTTTGAGCGCGTGATCGACTTCACGCAGTTTGACTTCACGGCGGCGACCTACTTCGAGATCGGCGACCTTCCCGCCGGGTTCATCCCGCGCGCGGTCGGCATCCTCGAGCTCAAGAAGCAGGACACC